CAATTATATTAGAATCTTTAGATTTCACAAACGGAGATTTAGCAAATTATAGAATATTATGGTATGATGATGAAACAACTAAAGGTGAGTATTTTACCGGCAGAACTTTAAATACATATAAAGAATATATAACAAGTTATAATGTATCAAAAAGAAGTTTAGATAAACAATTTTCAATGTCGGGAACCAATAGAAAAATTGTAGATTTAATTGCAACATTTAGTCCCGATATATTAGATTTATTTGAATCATATTTTATTGAGTTCGCAACCGAAAGAGTGGAAGTTGAAGTCGAAAGAAAAAGTTTTCCAAATTATATAGAACCCGTGGAAGCCGGTGGAGGAAATCATAGTATTAAACATGATAACTTTCAAAACTTATTAAAATCTTTGGTTATAGTTTATAAAACTGAAGTTAATAAAAATTTAAAAACCTCACCTGATTTGTATACCTCAATTAGAAAAAATCAGGAAGACAATTTAAAAGCAATAACAAATGAAATATTAAGTTCAGATAATTTAATAAAGATTACAATTGGTAACCCAAAAGAAATTAACTTAAATGTATGGGACGGATTTACAAAATATTCCGAATTTAATTCATTTAGTCATAACGAATATAATGCACTACAAGATACTGATAACATAAAATATATTGAGTTATATGTCGGTGAAGATGTCGGTGAAGAACCAATAAGTGATTCTTATAAAGATTTTTTTGATTATAACAATGTTGAATTAAGTGAAGAAAATGTTTTATTGTTTAGACCGTTAATTATGATTTTTGCTGGATGGGTTAAAAGTAAAGGTTCATCTTATACCCCCACAAAAACAGATTTTATTTCATATCTAAACACTAATGTTTTATCAAAGGCAGAAGATAGATTAACAAAATATTTAAATCAAATTCTAATAAAAATTGATACTGCTGAATTTGCGGCGGAAGGAACCACAAATAATAAATTATCAATTACAAATGGTTATAATGATTTATTATTAAAACTTGAATTATATAATAACTTTAAATCGTTCAACGATAGATGGTCATCAGGTAATTCAATTGGACAAAGAGGTTTACTAGAAGAATTTTTATTTTTAGATAAAGCAAATAAAGATATTGGTAGTCAGGCGTATATCGGTTTAGATAAACTAATTGCCTTAGAAGACCCTAAAAACAATAAGGTTGATTTATATAGTGTAATTGGTATGTTAATACAAGGAACAGGATTTGATATGAGAGCCTTGCCGGCATATGTTAATTTCTACGGTACTAATTTCACAAATAAATCTAAAATAACTTCATCTAAACAAGTTGCAAAAAATATATTTGGTACATACTTAGATGTTGATTATCAAGAATCATCACCAAAAATTATATTACAATATACAGGACCAACATCCAAACATCTGGAGTTATCTGATATTAATAAGAAATATAAATTTAAAAATGATAGCGGTAATTTATTTAATGGTCAAGGTGGTCCATTAACAATAACGATACCTGACGTATTCGCGACAGGAGATTTGGCAAAATCAAATAAGGTTGTTGCTTTTGAAGTTAGTATTGGTGATCAAAATCAAGGAATTTTTAAAGGAGTTAAGTTAGATCAAACATCAATTAGGAATACAACCGAATCATATTCGGTTTATGAAAATCTGAGTAGAGGAAGTGGTGCAGGAGCATATAATGTAGATATTGGATTATTTGACATATATAGACAAGCATCATATTCATGTGAAGTTACTTGTATGGGTAATGTTATGATCCAACCAACAATGTTCTTTTATTTGAAAAACATACCAATGTTTAGAGGATCATATTGGATTACAGAAGTTACGCATAGTATTCGTGGAAATAGTATATCAACATCATTTAAAGGAGCAAGAATACCATATGCTTCATTACCTGATCCAAAAGATTCGTTCTTCTCAAGTTATCGAGTTTATTTCGATAAAATTACAAATAAAGCAATTGCAAAAGTAAAACAATCGAGCACGATAATAGATCCAAACTCAAATCCTGAAACATTTCAAGATCAAAATAGACGTCCATTTACGATTGATAAGGGAAAAAAAGAAATTGTTGGGGAAAAACTTTTACATTTTTCAAAATTAAGTCGTTACGGTATTCCTTACAATGGTTTCCGTGGAGAAAAATATATTCAATATGTTGAAAATGATGGAAGATGGTTGAGAGCGATTGCTCTTGAAATGGGAGGACCAAACAATATACTCGACGATACTACAACTATGAATCTTCTTAATGGAGTAGATAGATACGATAATGACCAATTTAAAAAATTAGTAATAAATCCAGTTTCACCAAACATGACCACGTCCACTCCCCTAAAATGGGAAACAGTTAAGACCGTAATCGAAACTAATAGGTTTTATTCAACAATGTTCATAACAAAAGGAGGAGTAGATCCAAATTTCATTATATCTACGTCAACAGTATTTAAAAATCCGGCAAATAATATTAGTGTAACGGTACCCCCAATTGGTCAATCACCAATTTACGCATCAAACTTAACGGGACCCGTTAGTGTAGGCCCATCGATTGATGGATACGGAGTTGCGTTATCAAGAAAATTAATGCAAGAATTGAAATTAAAAGATGGGGACGTTGTTTATTTTAGAGACAATGATCCAGATATATACAAATAAGTGAATAATAACAAAGTATAAGATATTTATATTAATAAAAGAAATATTATGGAAAATAATAGATTAAACAATATCGTAGACCAATTTTTAAACCCTAAACAGGTTAAAGTGACGTCTAATGATGGTATGGAAAGAGAAGAATGTGATTTAGTAACAGGAGAATGTTATACAATCAGAGAAAAAGACGGAATAGTTGAAAGAATAAATAAAAGATATATTACCAATGACGGTAGACAATTATTACAAGATTAAGCCATGTTAGAAAAAAAATTACAAGAAGAATTGAATCGTTACAAAGCCATCAATAAGTATGGTAAAACGATGATAATGGAACAAGATGTTCCACCTCCACCACCAGCACCTGATGCTGCAGTAGATGTCCCACCAGCAGCCGATGCCGCAATGGACGTACCTCCAACAGATGTACCTCCAATGGACACACCTGATATGGGAGGTGATAATACGGAAGAAGTTGATATTACTGATTTAGTTAATATGACTAAAAGTATTAAGAAAGATTTAGAAAATCGTACACAAGACAATACTCAGACATTAACTAAAATGGATGACGTATTTACTAAGTTAGGTGATTTAGAATCTAAATTAGCTCAAATGGACCAAGTAATGGCTAAGATTGATCAATTAGGTGCTCAGGTAGAACAAATGAAACCTGATAGTCCTGTTGAAAAATTAGAAATGCGTTCATTGGATTCATACCCATTTAATGAAAAACCACAAGAATTTTTCTCACATAAACAAGGTGAGATGAGAGCAAGTGGTAAAAATGAGTATGTTTTAACAAAAGATGACGTAGACAACTACTCACCAGAAATAAAGACATCATTTAATCCAGAAGAAAATACAGATGAATATCGCTACTAAGGTAAAGTTCCTATTAGAGGTTCAAGTACAATTCAGAATTAATCATTGGCAAACTAAGGCGTTTGCAAGACACAATGCATTTGGTGGAATATATGATGCATTGGGAGATTTAATTGATAGGTTTGTTGAAGAATCAATGGGGAAATATGGTCGTTTTGAATTAGATGAGGAAAGTAAAACAATCAATTTACAGAACTTAGCGGATCTTGATCTTAAAGGAATGTTAAAAACAACCAAAGACGCATTAATTCAATTTACAGACGAATTTGAACCTACAGATACGAATTTAATGAACATTAGAGATGAAATCTTAGGTGAAGTAAATAAACTACAATATCTATTAACATTAGAATAAAAATTAAAAAATATTAAAAAATGCAATCAGGATCAGCAGCTAGAACAGCGTCAAATACATCAACAGGGTCGTTAGCTTATATTGATGGTTTAATATCAGGGGCGACATCTCAAGGACTATATCAAATTACCTTAGACCCAAGATACGTGAATGACGCGATAGTAACCACATTAACAAATTATGGTTATAAAATTCAGACTAAGAACAATTTTATGGGTACCAATAACGATTATGTGATTAGTTGGTAACAAAAAAATACTTTAAAAATAATTCAACCCGGATTTCACAGTCTGGGTTTTTTTATGTATATTATAACATAAATGATTATTAAAATTTAAATCAAAATCACATGTCTACATTTGACGCAGTACTTGCACAGTACGAGAAAAACAAAAACGCCACAAGTGGCAACAACAACAAAATGTCCTCCGAGGACAGAATGAAACGTTATTTCACAACCGTATTACCTAAGGGTTCTAAGGGTGAAGAAAGACGTATTCGTATTTTACCAACAAAAGACGGTTCTTCTCCGTTTGTTGAGGTTTACTTCCACGAAGTTCAAGTGGATGGAAAATGGGTTAAATTATTTGATCCAAAACAAGAAGGGAAACGTTCTCCTTTGAACGAAGTTTACGATGCTTTAATGCAAACAGGTGTTGAGGCAGATAGAGACGCAGCTCGTCAATATCGTTCTCGTAAATTTTACATTGTAAAAGTAATCGACCGCGATCATGAAAATGACGGAGTTAAATTTTGGAGATTTAAACATAACCACAAAGGTGATGGTGTAATCGACAAAGTATTCCCAATCTTCCGTAACAAAGGTGATGTTACTCATGCGGAAACAGGTCGTGACTTAATTTTATCATTAACATTAACAAAGGCTGGAACAGGTAAAGAATACACTGTGATCAACTCAGTCTTAAACGATGACCCAAGTGCATTACATACTGACGCAGATGTTGCTAAAACATGGTTAGAAGATGAATTAACTTGGTCTGATGTTTATTCTAAAAAGGGTGAAGATTATTTGGAAATGGTTGCAAGAGGTGAGGTTCCACGTTGGGACACTGCAAGTAGCAAATGGGTTTCTAATTTGACAACAGAAGAAACTATCGGAGCACCGAAATCTTCTACTCCTGTGGTTGACCCACAAGCTGATGAAGAATCAGATTCGGATTTACCATTCTAATTATTCACGGGGTGGTGAAATATCCACCCCATTTTTAAAAACAAAAACATGGCAGGTATTAAAAAAACAGATTTTTCGGCAATTAAAAAGAAATTCTCAAAAGAAGCCGAATATAAACC